TGAAGTTTAAGCACTATAGCGTACTAACAACTTCGACAGCATGTAATCTTATTCAAGAGTGCACGCTCTACTACGATCGGCGTCAGAAGACGCAGACCGTACCTCCAAGCCTGTCACCTTACGTGTCTGGCTTGCACAACTTGTATCTGAAGCAGATACCAAGTTGTCTTACGCTAAGGAAAGCCGGTTCCCGGCTATCCAAAGATGTTTCCCCCTTCCTGGCGGAAGAGGGATTCTTTAACCTGACTCTCGATGACGAGGGAAACAGGTCCTCTCTCCTAGAGGATTGTCTTCTTGGAGAGGAGTCTGAGGGTCCGTCTGAACCCTTAGACGAAGATATCCCACGGCTGTCGGGGGCCGACAGCCGAGGCATCTACGAGGACCCTTTCAAGGTCCTCGCAGGGTATGCCTTTGCCTCGCAGTACTGCGAGGAGAGGCCAAAGATAAACGTGTGGCCGGGGGGTACCCACCGGCTACAAGATAAGATCAGTCCTGCACTATGCAGGTCTGAACGTAAAAACGTGACTTGGTTTACCCAAATTCACGACCATGAAGAGAAGATGTACTTACTCTTCAATCATACGCACTGGGGTCATAAGATCCAAAGTGCGAGACATGGTGAGGGTCCATTACGGAACTTCGCCAATACACTCCTTCGGAGAATCTCATTCTTCATAAGAGGTCTTCACGATCCTTTGTGGACAAAGGACGAGATAAACTCCTTTGCAGACTATTCTACAAGGAGGAATAAAACCTATAGGGCCCAAAGGCTCCTAGAGGTTCTCAAAACCGTTGACGGACTTTTCCTACAACGGTTCCTTTCCTACCCAGAAGAAATCTGGGACTGGAACAAATACGATCTATTCGTCTTACAGGCGATATCGATCCTACTCACCGACGAATTCTTCGACGGTGAGGTCACTGACTTGTCACTTGATGACCAAGTCACGCATTACGAGGAGCTTAAGCGCGCTCGTAAACTGTTCAAACAGGTAATACACCTGGATGACAGCCGGCAAGGAATTAGCCGGATGGACGATGTCCCAAGGTGGATATCGACCTTCTTACGCCCTGTCTGGGACAGAGCCGTAAGACATGAGGGCTTCTCCAAGTTATACTTGGCAGGAACCTTATCCCAGACGCGAGGATCTGGGACACCACCTCCGCTTGTAGTCCTGAGGGCTAAGCGGAAGTTTCTACTGTCGGTGGATAGTCCACCGCCAGAGATTTCAAAGACCGAAGCCGCACTAATTGTGCGTGCGATCGAGGATGTCATCCGGGAGATCCCGGACCACATCTTTACAGGACTTGATACGAAGGCTCGGATCACAGTCACTGGTGCAGCGTGTTGGGAAGCCAACCGTGCACAGGGCGGAACCGCCCAAGCCATGCTTGACCTTATGGCCAAGTATGAAGAGATGCCCATTCCCCTTCGGGATTTGGACACAGGGAAAATAATCAAATTTGTCCATAAGGATAATTTTGATTCTATCGGCACAGCGATGTTCTTCGCCTGCCTAGATGAAGTCCTCCACCTTAGTGTGGAGGAACTCAAAACGGTACACCTCACAGTTGTGAGGGAACCTAGTAAGGCCCGCGTCGTTACAAAAGGACGCGCGGCCCTGAAGATAGTATTAGATACTATCTCCAGGATATGCTCGTACCCCTTAAAGAAGGGAATAACGAGTTCTACATCCGGGATGGGCAAATCCCACCACGGATGGAATCTCTTCAAGGACTTTACCTCTGAAGAGATGTACGATCTCCTCTTCCATGAAGACAGAAGACGGAGAGTTGAAGACACTTTCAATGATCACATTGATAGAGTCATATACTGGCAGGACCTCTGGTTCTGCAGTACTGATTACCAAGAGGCCACCGACCGAATGGTACACGCCTTCGCGCGAAGAATCGCGGGGAGGTGGATGAGGAAATGTGGTATACCACCGATCCTCCAAGGAATAGTGAACGCGGTGTGCTACACACCGCGCACTGTCTACTTCACGGCCACTGGGCCGTTAAGTAGAATCGGCCGTGAGGTATCGGCCGATATCAGGTGCGTCACCCTGTACAGGGGCGTACTGATGGGAGATCCACTTACAAAAGTGGTAC